GGTTCCCATCCCAATCGCTCACGATCCGCATCGTCCATCTTGCCAAGAAAGTACTCCCATTTTTGCCGGTAGAGGAGTTTGTAGTCGCTATCAATTTTTCGGTAGCGCAGGCGTTCGTGTGAGTAGTACTTCCACCATTTGGCATGCAACAGCGGAACATTTCGTGCGGCTTCATCGAGTGCGGAAAGATCTAGATCTGCGTCTGCCCGCCATTCATTCAAATAGTCATCAAGCGTCATTGCGATATGATACTATATCTTGTCTATTCCATCAAGCGAATATCAAAATTTGAGCAGGCAAACGTGCACGTTGTTGTGAGCAGTGGCGGTTCGCTATCAGTGGTTTCAAATGACACCGCAGACATTTCGAATGGAAAGATATCATCGTAGTGTACTTCGGCAATCGTAGTACTCGTATCCGGTGTGAGTACGAGTAGCGTGGCATGCGTTTTTTCCAGCATGATCGGTTTCGGTCGAGCCGGACCCACTAATGTCTGTTGCTTGGCACGAAACTGCACCACTTCCTCAAAGGAGTGCGGAAACCCGTATCCCTTCATCCAGTAGTACAGACTGAAATAATTTTTGAATCGAGCATCAATCAGATATTTGATTTCAAATGTACTGTAGGTGAGATGATCACCAGTATGATGCACGGTTGAGAAGGGATTGTGTTGCAGCACCATACCTGAAGACACAGACGGCAATTGCACAGACTGTATAAAAAATGACACATCAGGCAGTCGATCTATCGTAAATCGAAAGTGATTGCCATACAGTCCGTTTGTCGATTGTTGCAGCAGTGATGGCGTATAGTCTTGTGGTAGTTCCATAAGAGTATTTATGTTATTGTGAGATAACCGTGCGCCTTTGCGTGCCATTCAGGATTTTCAAAATAACCCAAAGCACGGTTGCACGGAACGCAAAGTAAACCTCGCACTTTTTCGGTGACATGACTATGATCAACGACCAGTTTTGTCTTACCTTGAGGAGACCGGTTACATAAAATGCATAAACCATTTTGTTCTTGCATCATTCTGTCGTAATCTTTAAGTGTAATGCCGTAACGAGATTTCAAATTGTTAGCGCGATTTCGTGTCCGAATGTGTGTGCTTTTTACGGGGTCAAGCATATTTGCTGCATGTTGCGCCCGACGTTGAGAGGAAGACGACCAACATTGTTTGCACAAACCATGCACGTAGTGTTTGCGTTCTGAATGACCGCATGCGATGATTGATTTTGCACGTTTTTGAATGTTTTTTGAACGCTTCCATTGTTCGGTATAGCATTTGTCACATAATCCTTTGGCGCGATGTGAACGTTCAGGATGACATGTTGCTACCATACCATATTTTTTAGGCGGTATAGATGGTGCAACTCCACCATTACGATATTGACGCATGTAACATGTTTGACATAATTCTTTACATCTAATAGGTCGCTTTTCACAGCGTGAGCAAAATATCATAAAAAAATAAAACCTCTTGTTATACAGCAGACACAAAAAATAGGGACTCGCGATGAGTCCCTATTTTCTGGTGATAAAGAAACGCCTACATCAAATTGCGAACGTTCACAAGACGATAATACTGGTTCGCCCGCGAAACAATCGAACCATCCGACGTGCCATCCGCGTTGCTGAACGGGTTCGCAACCACGCCGTAGCGTGTCTGGAAGCCGATCTTCGGCTGGAAACTGTTCGGATCTTGTGCGCGGAGCATCTGGAGCGGAACGTACGGGCAGTAGAACAAACCTGCGTCATACGGGCTGTTACCACGATAGCCCACAACGAAGTGCTGTGCGTCGTTCACAGGTGCGTACGGATCGATGTACACCTTGTAACGACCCTGCAAGGTACCGACGAATGTCGAACCCGTGTCGTCCACTGACAACTTCGCGTCATACGCGCTGTCGTAGTGCAGGAAGTCCGCAGCAGCGAGGGCACTCGCGACATCTGACGAGCAGAGCACGATGTTACCCTTACCACGACGGGTGGCCTTCGCGATAGCATTTGCATCGCGCTCGATCTGGAAGAACAGACCCTTGAACCGCTCAACCATCCAGCGACCATCTGAGTCCGTATCGAGGTCGAACACGCCCGCTGTCGCAACGTTGTTGTTTGCACCAGCAACCGCGCCGAAGTAGATCGTACGGATGATCTCACGGTTGATTTCCGCGAGGATTTCCGCTGACAGAATGTTCGCCAGTTCCGTCTCAGCATCCAGACCATGAACCGCCTTGAGGTCTTGCGCGATTTCGATGGTGTATTCTGCCTTCAGTTTACGAGTCTTCGCAGTCACCGTCACCTTGTCGATGGAGAACGCCATCTCAGGAATCGCGGTGTTGCCCGATGTACCGAGGCCTTCACCGACGAGCGTGGACATGCCACCTGCGTAGGTATAGTTGGTGCTGTTCGACAGCGCGGACGAGTTACCTGACGGCAGTGTGCCCGACTGTGACGCAGGGCTACCAAGACCGGCTGACGCGAACGCAGTGTTCGCCTCGTAGAAGAGGGCTTCATCGCCACCCTGTGACGAGTACTTCGACTTCATCGCGAAGATGAGGCCAGTCGGGCCTGTCATCGGCTGCACGCCGCACAGATCATACGCGATCAGGTTCGGCATCGCACGACGAATCAGGGAGATCAGGATCGGATCAAAACCCTTGAGGTTACTCGCTGACGGAAACGCACCCGACTGGTTCGCCGGTGCATCTTCGTTGATTTGCTGAGCCTTTGCCATCTCGCGGGCAGTGTTCTCCAGCATCATCGTGGTGACCTTCTTCTTCCACGATTCCTTAATCTCGGGCAGATCGGGGTGACTAATCACCTTCGCCCACTTATTCTTAACGTCTTCTGACAGAAATTCGGCCATTGTGGTTAACTCCTAAAAAGCGTGTCTACGACATCGCGTGAAAACTATTTAGTAAAATCAAACTGTTACCAGTTTGACTTCACCTGTCGAGAGATAGCATCTGCAACTACATCTGCTTCGCTCTTCACTGTGTTGGTCTTCTCAGCAACCACCTGCACATTTTCCTCAGGCAGTCGTTCCATCTTCGTTTCCTTTGCACCGCCGAAGTAACTTTCCTTCAGCATGCTCAACTTCTCACGAAAGTCCTTCGCATCCACATACTCAGTGTTTTCAGCGAGCTTAGCCAGCTTCGCCGCTTGTGTTTCACTCATCGTACGAGCAAACTCCGCAACAATACGCTTCTTGTTTGCGGTTTCTGCCAAACGACGCAACTTCATGTTCTTGGCGTGCTCTTCGTTCAACTTCTGTTCGAGCGACTCCACACGCGAAGTCAACGTCTCCACCACATTGACCTTGCTTTCCGGCACGTCAATGTAGTTATCCTTGAACAGCGATTGCAGACCGTTCAAGAAATTCTCTGCGAGTTCCGTCCGGAGATTCTTCCGCACGTTCACGCGGTTCTCTTCCATCCACGTCTCAACCACCACCGACAGGTAGGTATTCAGACGATCTGTCAACTTGCTCTCCGACTCTGCCAGTTTCTGCGCGTACCGAGCCTTGTAGTGCTCGTTCAACTTCGCGCTCACTTGCTTTGTCGTATCCTTGATGGCACTTTCGAAGATCGCTGCAACATGCTTCTGCTGCTTTGCATCGAATCCGGCGCTTTCGAAGATGTTTGCTTTAGGCAGTTTGACGCGAATCGCGAGGGCTTCTTCAACCTTCTCCTTCTTCTCGTCATCGGCTTCCTCAGCCATCTTCTTTTCGTCGTCGTCTTCGGCTTCTTCCTTCTTGACGTCATCAGCATCAGCGTCCGCACTCTCGTGCATCTTCTCTGCCTTCTCGTCGTCGGCTTCCTCAGCCATCTTCTTCTCGTCGTCGTCGGCTTCCTCGTCGACCTTCACGTCAACCTTCGCCGGCGCGTCGTCCATTGCTTCGTCAAGTGCTTTATCGAGATCATCGACATCTTCTGCCTTCATCTCGTCGTCAAACTTGACGTCCACGTCATTCTCGTCCTCAGCAACAGCCGCCTTCAGATGTGAAGGCTCTGCGGCGACGGAACGCGGAATTGACGTATCCTGCCCCTTGACACCCTTCGCGGCGTCAATCTTTGCGGCATTCGGTTCTGTCTCGGGTGTCTGGCCACCGAGATCATCGTAGGCCTGTCCACCGAGATGGGTTGGCTCTTGATTGCGATGCTGCAACTGAGCCGCTGAAACGGGATTGACTAACTCGCTCATTGGGTATTCTCCTGTAACTGTTCTGAGGATACAAATGATCCTTCAGGTTTATTTAGTAAAACGCAACTCTATGAAATAGTCGTACCTTGCCGTAATGCCTTCATAAACGATTCAAACACTGCACTTTCCAACCGACGACGTTGCGTGGTTGTTTTTGCCGGCGCCGTGTGCAGTTGACGTTCTAACCGCTCTAATGCCGCAGGGGACAACACACCGTTTTCCCACACCCATTCACGCTGTTCGCGTAAACCGTGTACAAAGGCTTCAGGTGCACTCGGATCTGCAACGATGTCCGCTGCGGTTGCGAGGTAGAAGTCTTCTCCTACGATGGCTGTGTCGTTTTCATCACGTAACGAACCAACACCGCGAGACGACACCCCAAACTTGACACCTTCATCAATAAACGACTTGACGATTTTGCCATACGGAGTGTCCATGATCTTTGCGCGACCCACAAAGTCTGTACCATTCGGCACCAACTTGGTGATCATGTGTGACACGCGATCCAAATTGATATGCGGTGAGTCGGGATGCCCAAGTTCACCTAACGCACGATTTTGCTGCACGTACTCACGGTTATAGCGTTCAACTTCACGCTCTAACACGGCATAGGGATAGACACGGCCGTTGCGATTCTTGACTTCTGATTGAAGAAAGATGCCTTCAATCATATAGTTCTTGGAACCATTATCTGCCGCTTCAACAAGCGGCGTGACACGTTCGAAAACTTCGGTGATGAATTTCATCGGTATGTTCCTACAGATAGAGTGAACGTTTTACTTCTTCCATTCCTCATCTTTGGCTTTGTATCCCGCATCGACGGCATTGAAGAACTCGTCCTTCTTATCATCGGGGATATCCGCCGGTGAGTCATAGCCGTGCTTCTTCAGCATTCCGCGAAAATATTCCTGATACTTGGTATCGTCTTCGTCCATTGTGGCAGGAACTTCAGCATTCTCTTTGAAAATAGTCGAACGCTCTGACGCAAGACGATCCGACACCTTCTGCTGCATAATTTCAGCAAACACTTGATTAGCACCGGCCCAATTTGCCGACTTAACGTGCTGAACGAGTTGTGTAAATGAGTTCATGATGCGTCCTTTAGTAACCCGGCACTGCAACAAATCCCGCAGTCTTGCGGAATTCGGTGATGACGGTATATGATAATGTGGTACCGAGCGTACCATCGTTATAGGTACTGATATAGAAATTGCCTGTTGGATTCAGCACCGGATTATCCAGTTGTGCGGGCAATGCGTTCTTTCCGAAATAACCTGAACCCGATAACAGCATCGATGGCGCAACGTAGGCGACAGCATTTGCATACGCGCCGCCAAAACCGAGTTCCACTGACATACCCGCACTAACCGAATACCACACACTTGTGATATCCAAATTGCGACTTGGGGCTGAGAATGCACTGCTGCTCTTTGAGTTGCAAGTACCTAATGTTGTATTGCCAAACGTGAATGTCAACACTTCATTATCCGCAAACGCAGTATTGCCTGTCAGGTTGGTGATAACAGCGGTGTTCACCGCTTTATTCCATTCCGACACGACAGCGTGCGCGTTGCTTGTTGAACCGACGACGACTGCGCCCGGTTGCACATACACATTACTGTTTGCGACAACCAATGAAAACGCCCGCGACGATAATGTTGCCACGTTAATCTTCAACGAATCTGTTTCATTTGCACCGTTGCTGGTGAAATACAAGAATCGTGCGACGAGACGCGACGACGAATCGATGAGAATTTGAACGTTTGCGGTTCCTGATGTGATGGCCATAGATGTGTATTATTTAGTAATTGCATCCGTCTTCGACACCGGAGGTGCGGTGTCCGAATCGGTTGCCGGGTTAACGAGAGTGTTATTGCTACGAGCCTCGGTATCGCGCAATGTGGCATCCGCATCACGATCAAATGACGACGCTTCGGACGACTCATCTGCCATATCTGCTTGCATGGTCGAGAGGTCATCATCCGTTAACTTGAAAATTTCACGCTGAATGTATTGTTCGGAGAAATACTTACCCACAAATGGTTCCAGCGACGTTGCGAGATTGACGCGTGCTGTCAAAATCTCGTTTTCTTTGAGTTCTTCAAAGTACATGTCTTGCTGCCATTTGTAACGAATCTGATCTTTAATTTTGTGCCATTCTGCTTCCGTGATTACGTTCTTCAACCGCAACTGCTTTTCCAGCAGTTGATCGAACAAATACTGAAACTGAATTTGCAAACGATGAATGAACTTGCTGAACCGCAATTCATCACGCGTAATTTCAGTAGCACGGCCTAACTGAAACCCTTGACCGAATTCGGTGCGCGTCGGCGGCAGTCCTAAAGCGCGATATAGTTTCTTTCGGAAGTAATCGACATCTTCCATCTGCGAAAGGTTTTGTCCTGCGGGTAAGGTTTGAATCTCAGTACCCTTACCACCTTCACGACGCGGCAACCAAAAATCTTCCAACATCGACATGAACTTACGGTCGTCGCGAATTTCACCGGTACCCACGTCGTACACCAGTTTATTGCGATACCGCTGCATGATGTCGTACAGATATTGTTCGGCTTTCTGTTTGGGAAGATTTCCGACGTCGATATAGAAGACGCGACGTTCTGGTGCTCGCGAAACGCGATACACCACACACGAGTCTTCAATCATGCGGAGGAGATTAAGCGGCTTGATCGCCTTATGCAACCATGATAACACGGTCTTCTTATTGGCGTCGTAGAGGCCTGATGGGCAAAACGCTATCGAATCAGTGGTGATACGAATGCCGTTATAGTTGAGCAATGCCGCTGTCGGGTTAGTGGAACCGGAAATATTTGTCGGAGCAACAAACCCCATCGGGTTGTAGACAAAGTATTCACGTACAACTTCCACAATGTCAAATTGTCCCTGTTGATGACGCTTACGTGCCACTTCGCGCACTTTTCGAATAGTGCGCGGATCAACAAGACGCAGTTCTTGAATGCCATCCTCTGGATGTTTTTCGTCAATGACGCAGTGCAGATAGAGACGACCATCGACATACCACTGACGCACCATGCTGTACGCGTCGCGATGGAAGTTCAACATCTTGAGGATGTTATTGAATTCTGCGTGGAGACGGGCTTCGAATTCTTCACCCAAATCAACGTAGTCGAGATTCAGTGACACCGGCTGTCTGTCGGCATCCTGCACCACCAGTTCGTTGATGATTTGGTCAACCGCTTCATCGACTTCGGCAACAATCTGCATTTCTCGATAGCGGTTGATGAGTTGAAAGTCATCAACAACGGTACCATCCAGATCCAGATAATATCCGAAATAGCCACCCGCAGTTCCAAACTGCACATTGAGCGCGCCATCTTGATTATCCGGTGGAACAAAACTAACGGTATTCGAAGTAGGAGCGACTAATGATGCGGTTGGTGCTGATGACTTGCGATTGAAATCAAATTCAAAGCCAAATAAACGTGGCATGTAATCACCTTTATGAGAGGCACCCGAAGGTGCCTCTCGAATTGTATCTGTACTTAGCCGACGGTGACATCAACTGTCAGCGACGGGTTATCGCGAGTCGGAATCTGACCCGACACTTCCCACCACTGATAGGTGAATTCACATGTGTACGTTTCAATCGAGTCGTTGGTACTCCAATCGAGGCCGATTGTGCCCAGATTGTTGGGAAATGCACCAATGAAGTTGTATGTGCGAAGACGATTACCTTCGCGACCAAACTGTGTCAGTGACAGATCGCTGACGAAGTTACCACTCTGAATACCGCCACGATACTGTGACGTGGCAGAGCGATGACCCGCCATGCGATCCATCCACTCTTCAAGCGCCTTGCGAATTGCAAAGTTCTCGTCGTTCATCACCGTCACGGACAGAGTAGCAAATGTGCGGTCACCGAGATAGTTCAACTTACGACCGAAGTATGACACGGGAATCGTGCCAACTGTCGAAGCCGGAATTTCCGACACACTCACCATAAACCGAGACAATGATTCCGCGAGTCGGCCAGTTGAGACGCTTGCTGGCCAGCGCAGTTCCATCTCAAAGAGTGAAGGGCGTGCGCCACCGTTGATAAGCGTATTACGAAACTGATCGAGATTGAATGCCATAACTTGTTATACTCCTTGGCTGTAAGGTGCGGTGTAAGTACTTACACCGCCCCCACGACTTCTTGGAACGAAACACCTGAACGAACCGCCACAAAGTTCAACTGGATAAAGTTGATTGAGCGGGACGGCTTCACATAGATGTCACCGACAAACTGGTTCGCATCGATAACGGCTGGTGTGTTGTTAGTTGAATCGCACACCACCAAGAAGTCGGTGACACCGCGCCGCGCCTTCACGTCGCGGAGATACGGCTCCACCACATTACGGAACGCGGAGCGTGTATACTCGTCGTTGAACTCGAAGAGTTGACTCTTCGCGTACCGAGCAATCGTCTTCTCCAATGCAATGAAGAGACGGCGCACGTTGATGCGATCAAATGCACTCGGACGGCTCAGCAATGTCTTGTCGCCGTAGAGCAGCACGCCCTGACCGGGGAAACTCACGACAGGGTTGATACCCACCTTGTAGATATCATCGCGATCCGCTTGCTTCGGATTCCACGCCAACTTGACAACGTTCTTGACGTTACCGCGTGTGAAGCCCGCAGGTGAGAACCACGGATCGTTTGTCGTATCCGTGCGAGCCGCAAGACCCGCCATGTCGCCGTTGAGCGGCACCCATCGATACACATCGTTGTACTTATCGTAGGTGTACTTCCAGCCACTATCCATCACCGCGTAACTGCTCGATGACAGATCGTTACGATCCGCAATGACGTCATCGACTTCGTTGTCCGCATTGTTGACAACGCTTGCCTTCAGCGGCGACACAAACACCACACAGTCCTTACGAACTTCTGCGATGTTGGTGATGAGATAATCCGCAGTAGCCATCGTTGCAGGGCCTGCGGCTAACAGTGCGATATCGTACTGATCCGCATCTGCGAACAGATCGTAGGCTTGCTGCACTTCGCCAGCACTGACGACTTCATTCGCGTCGTTACCACCATCCAGCGACTTCGTGTACGGCTGCACAGCGGCACCAAATGCAAGACCCGCAGCAGCGGAACCCCAATTTGATGTCGTACCGACATGACTCAACCACCACACATACGCAGACTGACGGTTCAGCACGTTGACGTAGTAGTTGGTATCGCCGTTCAGCGACTTCGCATCGGATGCCTTCGAGAGGAATGCAAAGCGTTCCAGCACTGTGCCGGGAACGCCAGTGAACAGACCATCCTCGTCAACCACGACGACGTGCATTTCGTCATTCGAACCTGCACGAGCGGATGCCCAATCGCTGGTACCCGGAGCGGCATCAAACAGCGAGTTGAACTCCCACTGACGCTCCCAACTTCCGCTTGAGAATGAACCTGTGTCATCCGACGCTTCTGCTAATGTCAATGCGGTGTTACTCGCAATCGCGGACACAGCATACGACTTTCCGTTTGCGACAATGTAATCGCCAACGAGCAGTTCGCTCTGGAACAGCGTGCCTGAACCGGAGACGCTCGTGCTATCCGCAGTCAATGACAGTGAACCTGTCAGACTACTATTGCTGAATGCACCCGCACTCGGGCACAGACTGACTTTCAGGGAGTTACCCAAGTCACCCGGCCACTTTGCTGACGCAAGACCGTAGCCCGCTGCGCCTGACGCGTAGTTGTTATCGTGATCTGCATCGTTCTGCACGAGCACACCGTATGCGGCAACCGTTGCACTCGACACAGCATTTGATAACGCTGCCGTCACCGTCAGTGAGGTGTTACTGACAATCGAGTTCACGACGGCAGTGACGCTACCTGCCAACACAATCTTCTGACCAACTTTGAGTTCTGTCTGGAAGAGTGTACTGGTACCTGTCAGCGCAGTCGCACTCGAATTCGAGACGGTGCCTGTCAGTGTCTTGAAAGTTGCAGTTGCATTCAGTGCTCGCGCACTCAGTGCACGAACGACTTTAAGTTGGTTCGAATAAGACAGGAACGACTGTGCGGTAAACCAGTATTCGTACACGTTGGTGTCGGGCTTACCAAACTTGCGTACCAGATCTTCTTCCGAACTCACGTTGATCACATCGAGAGCGGGACCCCATTGAAACGGGCCAGCGAACCCACCTGCGGAAAGAGACACGGTTTGAACGCCAGCGGTCAGATCAACTTCTGAGATGTTGACGCCCGGCGAAACTTGAAATGCCATAGAACATTCTCCTAATATTGGAGTAAGTGAC